CAGCGTCCGAACGAACCCGGTCGGAATCAGCTCGGCACCGTCAGTAGCCGTGCCCTTGGTCAGGTCGTGGTACTCAATCTTTCCTGTCCTGTCGGGCCTAGCTGCCAGAGAGCCGAATTTGATTGTGAGTGTCTTCGGGGCCCACACCTCGGAATCCGGCAGGCCAGCCTTGAGCCAATTCCGCGCTTTCTCCGCGAAGGCCATCTCGTTGGTTTCCACAACCCGGGGGTCGCGGACAACCTTCTCGAACCGCTGGCGCTGCTCGTCCAGCTCTTTCTCGTTCTCTTGAAGCGTTAGGTAGCGGTCGATGGTTTCGCCAAGCTCGGCGAACTCCTTGTCCATCGCCTCCCACTTGGCTTTGGCCTCGCCGCCACCGTCGTTGTCCAGATCACCCTCGATAGACGCCATCAGTTCCGTCTGTTGAGAACGGATGTTGAGACGCTTCTCATGAAGCTTCTGGATCACCTCTCTCATTTCAGCCATGTATGCTCCTTACCGTTTCACAATTCGCGCAGCCTCGAGGGCGAGTTCTTCGCCTTGCTGCTCGTAGCGGCGCTGTACTTCCCGCAACCAGGTGAGACGGGCCTCGTCGAGAGTGCTTTCGCGGGTCTCGGCCGAGGATGACTCGGACTGATGCGCTTGCAGATGATTTTCCACGCTCGTCACGGACTGCTTGAGATCGGGTGCTCCACCACGCCCGCCATGGAGTGCGGCCAGGGCGGCAGCGACACCGGCTGAGTCGGGGCCAGCACCGGGGCGTGGGTGGTGAGGCAGCGCCCAGTGTGCGGCGGTATCAGGGTCGGAGTCGTTACTGCGCTCAAAGGCGATCTTGCGGAACTCGGCAGCATTGGAACAAGTACGCATCGCGGCCGGCCCGTCCCAGTGCTTTTCAAGTTCCTCGTCTAGGTCAACCGCCAATTCAGCAAGCGAATGGAGCGTGGCAACGGCCCCCTGGTTGGCGGGGAAGGTGACCGGCCCCAGCTCCCACAGTTTGATCTCGCTGATGTTGTGCTCAGTGTGATCGTCGTTAAACTCTTCTTGAATCGTCTCGAACTGGATAGACATGGCCCGCAGGGCACCGGAGGCGAGGGCGGCGCGGATATTCTCGTTGTCGGGGCCATCGTGTAACTCGATCTCCGTGTACAGCCCGCGCTGGTCTTCCCGCAGCTCCTTGATAACCCCGATGGGAAGTTCGCCGTACCGGGGGTCGTGACCGTGATTAAAGAGGCTCTGAATCTGGTCGCGGTTGTTCTTGATTGTCCGCGCAAACGCACCGGGTTTGATGAATGTAGTTTGCGGACGACTGCGAGTTCCTGAGTCGATGGGGTAATTGAATGCGGAACCGTAACCCTTGAGCATTCGACCTCTCGTCTCAACCTGGGCCAGTTCTCGCGGCAGGTCTGCTACGAATCGCTCTCTCATTCGTTACCTCCGAATGGCAACTCTGGCTGCTGGGTCACGGGTTCGGGTTCTGTCTGACCGTTCGGCTGGAGAATCTGCATGTTGAGTGGCAAAATGAAACGATCTCCACCAGGCACGGGCGGTCTGTCATACAGCGCGCGGTACTCATTCCGGTTGATAACCCCGCTCTGTAGCTGGGAGTTCAGTACCTCGGCCTCGGTCTTGGAATCGGCCCGCAGAAGCTCCCGCTGATTCAGTTTCACGAATTGACCACGTGGCAGCAGCGAGGAAAGGGCCGTCTCGATTCGCACGATATGGGGCATGAGCGTGTAGCGCACAAACGCTATACCCTGCTGTTCAACTCCGGTCCCCCAAGACGTCTGCTTCTCGGTTAGCCCTACAAGATGTGGGGGCACCCCATATACCCGACTGGCTATATCTTCCATTTGGAAACCCCGCGTCTCGAGGAACTGGGCTTCCTCGTTGGTGATGGAAATGCCCTGCCATGTAGCCCCGCCGGTCAGGACACCGGGGAGGTGGGACTTGTCGGTGCCAGCATGTTTGGCTTGCCAGTTCTCCCGGATAAGGTCGATGTTCTCCTTGGTCTTTGGTCTATCGCTGGCCGGGAGCTGGATAACCCCGGACATGGTCTGGCCGCTACCGAAAAACCTTGAGCCATGTTTCTCGGTAGCAAGACCAAGACCGATTGACTGACGGGCAAGCTCAATGGGAGATAGGCCCCGGAGCCCACCAGCGGTGGGAAGCTTGATATGCAGGACGTCGCCAAAGGGCGTGCTCGGGCCATAACGCGAGAAGCGCGTATCGCCAGCCCACTCGAAGAAGATCCTGCCGTTCTCATCACGCTTCACGGCCGTCTGGCGAGGATTAAGCGTCCAGATTTCGGCGGGGAACCCGGTGAAGTCTCGGGCCGTGATAACCACGAAGGCGTTACCGTCCATCAGCAACGATTCACAGATACGCTCACAGAACTCGTACCAGTTCGCCTCGGGATTAGGGATAGTCGCCCAGGCTGGCGGGCGGTCCACTGGCTCTCGGATATCGCCACGCTTGCGGACGATGTCCAGGGGCATCCCGCCAATGGCCCCGGAGATCAGGGAAATGCAGCGATAGACGACAGATAGCTTGAGCGCCGATTCCTGGGAGACGAAGACGCCTGCATGAACCGGGTCACCAATGTCTTGCCCGGTACCCCACAGCGCCATCTTGTCGATGTTGTGCCCCTCAAGCGGCTTGAGATGGAGACCATCGCGGAAGTTAAATCGGAGTCTCATAGCGCAATGAATTCGGGGTCCGCGTCGGGAATCTGGGTGGCTTGGTGGACGGCCACCGCCACCGCGATCAGGGCGGCAGTCTGGGCGGTCGGCACCAGATACCAACCCTGGACGGTTTCCTTCGTGCGCCCCAGCATCACCTGGGAGCGGAGTTCAGGCGAGCCGTCATGGCGTAGCAGGCCAGCAGACACCAGCCGCCACATGGTTGCCGTAGCCTGGGCAAGGCGCATTGGGCGCTGTGGAATCTCAATCATGGGCAAGCCTCGTTCTGTCAGTAACTCGGCGGACCGCATGAACTGCTCGGGGTCATAGGCAATTTCACGCACCACGTAACGGGTGCATAGCTGGTGGAGGGTGCGCTCGACTACCTCGAGGGGAATACGTCCGCCTGACGGTGGGGCCAGGATCTCGGCCCTCACGGCCACCGCGCCATCCGGCTTCAGTGCGGCGATGCCGATTCCCATGCCGGCAGCAGCCCGGACGGCCAGAATGACTTCGTCGCCATTCTCGACACCACCGATATCCACGGCCAGCTTGTCCCAGTCGGCCGGCTCGATCCAAGGGTCTTCGCCCTCCGTCCAAATCCCGCAGGCGAACCGGAGCCACTGTCCCGGGGTCGTGGTAGGAGAGTCGTGGCGGCGGCGGAGCGTGGCGGCGGTATGCCAGGGGGCCGGGTTGACCGTCTCAACCACGGCCATGTCGTCCGAGTCGTCCCCAACATCTAGGCACCACTCGTGGAATACGAAGGAGCCATCGGGAGACTGGACGTAGTTGTATGCGCCCTCGCGGGTGAACCCCGGCATGTTGTGGGCCTTCTCCCGGATGACGCCCAGCGGTGAGTCCATCTTGGCCCCAGCCGTGGAGATGGTGACCATCTGGCCACCTCGAGGCCCGAGGCCATCTCGGAAGACCCCATAGAGCTCGGCCGAGGGATGGCGGTGCAGCTCGTCCACCAGGGCCAGCGTTGGGATCACGCCGTCGGCGGTGTTGGCATCGGCAGCCAGAACCCGAATGCGGCCGGAGCCGTAGCGGATCTCCCGGTAGCCGGCCTTCACGTCGAAGGTTTCCTCGAGGCCGGCTCGGCGGATGAGGCCGGCAGCCTGGTTAAACAGGATGGTGGCCTGATCCCGACTTGAGGCCCCGATCACACACTCGGCATCCGGGACCGTCTCGAGGTGGTAGAGAGCTAGAGCCCCCAGCAGCGTGGTCTTGCCATTCTTCTTGGGAACGATGATTACCGTCTCGATAGCGCCCTCGAAGTACGCCTGGAGCATCCTTCGCTGGTATTCATGGATCTTGAGGGGCTTTCCGTCCTCAGACTTAAGCTTCCGGCAGAACCGGATGAAATCCGCCAGCCCTGGACTTTTTCTCCCCGAGTGTGCTGAC